CCCGTGTTTTGCACGGGATAGCTCTACACCAACCCCCCAACCTTAAAAAATGGTTGGTACTTACCGCGTTCGAAAGGTCTGTTTAACCTGCTCCCCAATGGGGCAGTTGGTTATCATTCCCCGATTGGTTTGCTGTCTGTTATACAGATACGAACCTTGCGATAAGTAATGGTGTAGGCAGAGTCGTCCCTTTTCCTAAGAGACCGTTTTACGTTTTCTTACTCGCCGAGGGGGATTATTGAATAGCTCGATTTCATTAAGAACGTTTTCTTGGCTGTTCTTAGTTAGTCAAGCTATCAATTGTAACCCTAGGTGAGACTGGGACCCAGCTTTTGCGTCCTTCGATCTTAATGGGATGATTCCGTTAAACTTTGGAACATTTAGAATTTCTATTTGTTTTCAAGCTTTTCAGAATTCATCTCATTTAGTTAAGTTCTTTCCTATTGGTACGCTACCCAAAATTTGGCATTCCGGATCAGCCAGATCCGTGAATACTTTAATTTGTGGCACGTCATCTAGGGAGAACGTCCGAAGGTCGAGAGAGTGACTAGGGGCATTACCACCCCCCATCAGGTCAAGTTTCTCGAAGACGGAGTAAACTCCATCAAGAGCACGAGACACTGATGTGATACCCTTCCCCAGTTCTTTCCGCACAAGTACGTTGGCTGCTTTTGTAAAGTAGTCCAAAACTTCTGACGGAAGAATTGTCTCTGTCGGTTTCACCATCGCATATATATCAAGAATATTCTTGGTTGCGGTGCCGGAATCGGAGAGATGGAAACAGGGAAGTCGGCTATAGAGTTGTATACGTTTTTGGATTTGCTGTCCTAGACGTTTACGCTCATATAGCATATGGAAGGTATCAAGGTTTTCTTTCAGACCTAAGATCGATGCGTAACCTCTCTTTACGACCTCGTTCGAGAGTAGTTCGACCACCTGTGGTCAGTGAACTAAACTCGAAACGAGCGCATGGATTGGTCACGGAGAAACTTCAAGACCATGGTAGAATCAACGTTTAGCGAACTCAAAAC